GTAGTTTATAACAAAAAACATCCACATCAGCGACATCCCTAACAACTCTGGCAAAGATGCCCATATTGTTAAGTTTGTCAATCATATACTGTTGCAGTTCAGACACAACTCCGGTGTCAGTCTTTACCTCAAGCATTATGACTGTGCCTTTGCGTATTGCCATCAAGTCACAAATCCCAGGTGTTGAGGTGCTGATCAGCTTTGTGACAAACCACCCATTTTCTTTAAGTCTCTTAACTATTTTTGTCTGGAGTGTTGATTCTTTCATATTGTTCAATTGTTTTAAATATTTGATAAACTACTTGCGGAACGATTGCGTTACCTCCTGCTTTGATTGATTCACTTCTCCATTTTGAAAAGGTAACTCCGTCCAATCTTTCGGAAATCCCATCATTTCCATAACAAAGCGGCTGTTCAGTTGGGAAGTTTTGCCAGGAGTTGTTTTGCAAACTGCGTGCATTTGATTGACTAAACTGCTTCCCATTTGCATTTTTGGATTGCCTCTGGTACATCCTCCATTCTTGTCGCTCACTGTTGGTGTTTTTAACATTATTGGCAACATCCCCGAATAAAGCACTTGACTCAGTAGGCAATTGTACTTGTTGTTCGGGTGTGGTGCTTTGTTCAATCCTTCTATTGTCCTTTTCGTTTGTCTGATTTGATATTCCTCTGGTGTTTCCGCAATGTTTATTGTTCCTGGAGTAGGCAACAAACCAGACTCTATCCCTTCTGTGTGGTGCGTTGACGGATACAGCTGGAAGTACATACGGTTGTACTTCGTACCCTTCAGCTTCCAGGTCAGCTTGCACTTCGTGGAAAACCAACCCTCCTGACCAATTAACAAGTCCGAGAACGTTTTCGCCCACAACCCAACGTGGTTGAATCTCCCGAATCGCTCTAAGCATCTCCGGCCAGAGGTGTCTCTCATCTTCTTTACCAAGTCGCTTTCCTGCTGATGAGTATGGTTGACAAGGGAATCCTCCTGTGAGAATATCAATTCTGTTTGCATATTTTGTAAAGTCGGTTTTAGTTATGTCAGTAAATTGTTCAGCTTGTGGCCAGTAGTGGTGTAGGACTTTTTGTCCAAATGTATTCCATTCACAATGAAATTTATTTTCCCATCCCATCCATTCAGCAGCCAAGTCAAACCCACCAATGCCTGAAAATAGTGATCCGTGGGTCATTTTATCTTAGTTTTATCAGGATTGCTTCCTTTATCATTAAACTTAACGTAGTCATAAATGGGATAAAACTCATCAAATATCTCTTCTGATGCCCATACATCTGGTTGCAGTTCAAACATCAATTCACCATTTTTGAACAACCATCTTGCGTTTTTTCGTTCTAAATTGCCTTTGATGTACTCCGAGATGGAGTGAGTGATTTTCGTAGCCATTGTGTTGTGTTTTTAAGTGTATAAAATGTGTGTGAGAGGATAAAAATAATGATAAATATGGGAATTGATACAACGAAAAAATAAATAATCGTTAGGATGTAGATGAAAGTTTTCATATATTGAAGTCTTTTTTGAAGTGATAAGTGGTGTAGTCTTTCTTGTTCATTACAGCCTCATATATCTTGTCCTCAATCCCATTCTTGGCAAAAATCCAATGAATATTTGCTTCTTTTACCCGATCCTTTGTCTGAATTCTTGCTCTTGCTTGCCAGTAACTTACGGCTGAAAAGTCAATATTTACGAATATTAGCGCATCTGCTGATGAGATATTGACACCTTCCCGACCGCTCTGAATCTGAGAAATGAACACCAAATTTGTTGACTCATTGAACACTGTTGCCTCATTTGTCAAGTTTTCTGAGCCAAAAACATACCGAATAGCCATTTCTTCAGCAATAAACTTATAATATATGGCAATCTTTAAACCTGCAAACTTATTCTTGATGTATTCAATCTTTGAATAGTCCACAACCTTTGCCATCCTTTCTGGTTCATCAACGATAACTGTCCCTGAATAAATCTGGTGCAACTTTTGCATCAACTTTACTGCTGTATCCCCAAGCACAACCTGCCCTTCTTTGTTCCTTACAACTTTGTCAATCCTAAGCCTATTTGCAAGCGTATAGGTTGACTCAAGCATCTCAACATGATGGATGTGTTCATTCACAAGTGACTCAAAGCCTGCTTGCTCCTGTGTGAATGTGAGGAACAGATGCCCACACAACTCCATGACAGCTTTCTTGTCAGCAAAGTCGTAATTGTTGAACGACTGACCATTTATCTTCATCTTCTTGATGGTGACAAACTTTGTGGCCCATTTATAAAAGTTAGGATACTCGGCAAATGGACTAAAGCTACTCACCCAGAATTGATGGTAAAGCTGTGAGAATGACTCAGGGTTTGGAGTCCCACTAAGGTAGATGATAGGCTTTCCAATACAAATCCTTTTCAACTCCTTCGCCCTACCAGATGGGATAGGATAGGCAGAGGTGGAATGTGCTTCATCAATTATAATCAGGTCATACTCACCTGTAACGTTAGCAAGCTGCTCAAAGTTGATGACATTAATATCCATCTCAATGCTACTGCCTTCAAACTGGTTGATAATATCACTGATGGCTTTCTTCTTGGTTACGAATAGGACTGAGTTAGCACCAAATTTATGCGCTGCTGCCATTGAGGTCAATGTTTTTCCGCAACGCACCTCCATTGCTAAATAAGCAATCTTATACTTATTCAGCAGTACAACCGCCTTATCACTTATCTCCTTTTGGTAATCCCGTAATGTTAAGGTGCTTTTCATTGTAGTAGTTTTGTGCGACTGATAATTTCCATGTACCTGTGTGACCATCTTCATCAAGGCCGTATATTACGGCTGCTTGTATCTGATCACGTTCCATCTGTAAATACTTAGCAAAGTCAATGTGAGTGCCGTTTTGCACCATGTCTTCCATCATTAGTTGTACTGCTGAATTCATAATATTTAATTTTATAATATACCATTGTCAACTAACCTAACAACTATAATACCCAAAATACCTCCTATGAAAACTCCTAAAATAAATCCGTTCCAATATTTTTCATTTTTCATTTGTTATATGTTTTGTTGTAGTATTCTTCTGCAAATTGTTTAGATAATCCATTTAACATATAATATTCCTGACCTGCTAAATATGATATTCTTGAAGATTGAATTATTTGCTCTTTCTCCATTGCTTTTGCTTGTTCCAATATTTTATCAATTAAATTACCATCATCAAAATTTACATCAATATTTGAAATTTTATTATAAAACCATTCAACTGCTGTTTGTTGTGCCATAGTTTAATATTTTATTCTAAATTGTTCATCGTTTTCGGGATTCCAAATAACAAATTCAGTTGCACTTACCACTACTTTAAATGAAAAGAATCCTTTTTTCCTTTGTTGCTTTACCCATTTGATAAGCCTATACCACTTCAGCATAACTATTTGTTATAGGTTTCGGTGTAGTATTGTTCTGCACTTAGGATATCAAACAATTGTGGTAGTTCTCCGTGCTTAAAAGCATCTTTTATCTGCTCTTTTTCCATTTCTTTTGCCTGTTCCAAGTCTTGCATTATAATTAAACCATACTTACTACGTTGTTCAATCAACCAGTCGATTGCTGTTTGTTGTGCCATATTATTTGTTTTTAAACTATTCCATAAAGATGCTCATACTCATCTTTTTTCTTGTACTTGGTCATTTTTTCGCAGACTTTGCAATAGGTTGCCAATTTATCAACCCTTGTTTTGCTTACATAAAATTCTGACTTTGGTTTATTCTCTTTACACTTTGGGCAGGTTTTCATAGTTCATCTGGTTTTAAGAATGTACAATTATCGCATCCTTTCCCATCGCACTCAGGACAAAGTGATTCAGGCTCATTCTGTGGCAGAATTATTGACCTAACATAACCCATCAATCTGAATTGTTCAACAGTGATTTTAAGGTGTTGTACGGCTTCGCCAGAGTAGATCATGGCATCAATTAACTCTCCAAGGAGTTTGTGTCTTTCGTAGGTGTTAAGGTCACCCCATTTAGGCAATTGCATCTCGGACATAGTGATTGTTTTTTAAGTGTGATTGTATATTTGTGTTTGCAGAGTCTACATTTAATCCAAATCGCGCTCAACATCATGTTGCGTTTCATCTTCTTCGTAATAGTTGCCATAAGTTTCAAGTTGCCAAATTTCGTAAGGTGTCATGGTTTAATATTTACTTCTAATGTTTTACCCTTTAATATATCGTTCAAAAGTTCATCAAGTGCCTCGCGTTGCTCAGGATTAAGTAACCCTACTTTTTCAATGATTGAGTCATAGCTAAATGAGTCTGATGCTATCTCTTTTCTCATCCCTTCTCTCACCTCATCACCAAAGTGTGGGTAAGTTACAACATCTCTAAGTATCCAATTAAGCTTTAACGAATAATTACCAAATATTACTGCTCCTCTTGTGTTCGGATTCTCTCGCACAAAGTCCTTTGCATACTCATCAGCCAGCTTCAAATGATGGATACAACTAACAACACTACTGCCCATTGATGTCTTTTTTCATTCGTTGAAGATAGAGGCACGCGTCCATAAGTTCTTCGAGAAGATGTTCCATCCATTGCTCAACATCTAAATCATTTCTCTCTAAGGTTGACCCGTATTTGGTTATACCTCGCTCTGATCTCTCTCTGAACTTTGCTATTATTTCTTCTACAATTTTATCCTTCATTTTTCTGATATGTTATTTGGTAAGATGTGCGCTTTGGCTTAATGTCCTCATTGATTGACTTCCATAGGCTAAATGTTGTTTGGAATGTCTCCCAATCCCTTGCTGACTCTGCAAGTGTTCTGGTGAGCAATTGCCAACCAATACCCTGAACTGCTCCATTCTTGCCTGCTGTCCTTGTTTTGGCATTTAACCAAAGGATTGCTACACCCTCAACTTCATAGTTATACTCAAGCAGGAGTTGATTGTACGCTGCAAGTTGCAACCAATACGACTCATGCATATTGTTGGAGGTCTTAATGTCAACCAGGTACTCTTTGCCATTTATCTCAAGAACTCTGTCCACTGTGCCAGCAAAACCAAGTACATCACTTGAGAAGTGCATCTCCATCATCCTCATTTTTGGACTCTGCGTGTTACAAAAGTCAACATATCTCTCAAACATTGACCACTCAAGCATCTTGTACTTAGGCTTTCCGTATTGGTTGATAAATGTCACCTCTTGGTGCTGATCGTATTGCTCAGTCAACTCATGCACAAGCGACCCTCTTCGACCTGCCTCATCCCTAATGTTGTCAGCATCTTGACCCACATCTTTGAGCCATTTAAAAAATGCTGCATCTTTTGGATAGGCTTCAAGGATTGTGGTGACTGATGGCACATAATTGCCATTCTCAGTGGCATAGAACCGATTATCAACAAACTCAATTCTTCCTTTGTTGATGTCAATGTTGAAATTTTGCATAGTATTTGTTTAAAAGTGAGGACAAGGTATGGGAGTCGAACCCATATCAACGCAACTTTGCGTATGTTACCCAAGTCGGTATTTATTCCCGATTACACCAACCTTGTCTGAAGTTTAAAATGGTACTTCATCATTATCTTGTGCCTTAGCACCACCAAAAAGACCTTTGGCATAGTTCTCAAGAAACTCCATTCTATCTGAGTCATCCCAAGTATCTTTTCCTTTTACCTTGATCTTAACAAGGTCAGGCATACCATTGGGGTTCTCGCGAGTGAACGCCCATTTAAGTCCACTACCATTTTGATTCAAAAAGCATACACTTTTCTTTTTATCACCCTCGATGGTCAACTTGGGTGTAATTGCTACCCTCGTTGAGAGGTTTACATTTGGCAGAGTCTTTAGGAATGATGCTGAGTAACCAGATGAGAAGTTCATCTCAAGCTGATAATTCACACCATTTGATTCAACTTGCACTACCAAGAACTTGCCATAGTCGCTTTCCTTTGTGCCTACCTCTTTGATTGTTCCCTCAAGAGAGTCATAGAACATCTCAAATACTTCTCTGCCTGCCTTGTTGATGCGAGATACCGCACCTTCTGTCTTTTCTTTGAAACTCCTCACGAGTTTTCCGTTACTGATGCTCAAAAACACTTTGCTGCCTCCTTGACTGTTAGTTAGTCCCATTTTGCTTTGTTTTATTGTTTAAAAATTCTTGCTTTGTTTGGTAACTTTTGAGAATCTCTGCCATTCTATCATTGTAAACCATTTGGTCAACAGTTTGGCTGTACTTATACTCAAAGTCCTCAATTTTGTACCTAATGGCTTCTGCACTTCCTGCTGACATATAGTAGATATCAAGGGTGATTGAGTTGTATTCATTCCAGAACGCTGATGGTATTTGGTATAAACTTCGGCGTTGTACCATTTTTTGTACATTACTCTTGTCATTGTTAATCATTACAAGGCCAACGAGGCTACAAGCTATTAGTAATAGGAGCAGGCATGGAAACAACATCTTGAAGATTGTTTAAAGTGTTAAGCAATTTGAGATAAGTTGACTGGCGCATCTTCCCACTATTCTCTGCTCTATTCACTGTTACTGTTGTTATACCACTCATTGAGGCAAGTTTCTCTTGAGTAATCCCCTTTTGTTTTCGTAGTTCTCTAATTTCTTTCATGTGATTTGTTTTTGTTTTATAAAGCAAAGATATAAAGGATTTATATACAAAACACAAATAAGATATATATTTCTTTTTATAATATATAAAAGAAACCCCCTCATAGACATAAGGGGGGAAACAATCATCAATACCCAAACTGCTATACTTGAAACAAAGTTGAATGTAATTCTTTTACTGAATGCTCAAGCATTTCAAAGCACATCTTTCTTAAACTTTCTACCCTTTTCACCTCACTTTTGGTCATTGGGTTTGCACTCTCAAGCATTGTGAGTACCTCAACTGATGCATGGATGTACTCAGTGAATGATATCTCTTCAATAAACTCTTCAACCTCTTCTTGATCATCACCTAAAATGAGGTTATCTTCCATATTACAAAACTTTCCCGTTATGTATACGCTTGTTCCTTACTTGGTACTCCTTACCATCAATGTCAACAATGGCAAAACCATGGTTATATTTATTTGCAAGTGGTCTGTATTGTGGGTTAAGTTCACATAAACATCCAACAGACCAAGTAGTAATCATTTTACCATCCATATCAAGTTCTGTATTTTCGGAGGTGACATGGGAATGACCCTGCATTGCTGAGACCTTTCCACGCATATATAAACCCCTCGCAACGTTAACTGGAGAAAATATACCACCACCAAATTCATGTCCATGAATGATGCTTAAATCACCTGCCTTTACTACCCTTTTATCCTTTATCATTTCTATTCCTTCTGCTCTTGCTTTGATGATATTACCAAAATCAAATTCATCAACACCAACCAACTCATGTGCCTTCATCCATAAAAAATGCTCATATCTTTCGCAATGGTTGCCCATCTTGTAATATATTTTAGCATTGAATACTTTCTTGATTATATCCATCAATGTTTTAAATACTGTATTTGACAACGAACACGTCGTTTTAACAGCCATATGGATATGGAGGTTGTCGCTTTTTGTTAATTCAGTCGTTAGGTGAACTTTCGAAATTAATGTTTCTCTTTCCTGAATCTTTTGTAGCACTAACGGTATGATTTGAGCATATTGATCCACATGATAAGGATATTTGCGGAAGAATAAACTTGTCAATGTTAGTGTAACTGCAAAGCGGTCAAATACGGCTTTCTGCTTAGTCCTATATATAGTCATAGTATATTATCAAGTCTTTATTAATCACATCTTTAAGTGATTTCATGATAATATTATAAAAAAATTTAAGATAAACTATACTAAATTATGATTGGATCATTTTACGAGGTTCGGTAAATTTAGCATCGTATTCGATAAAAGCTTCATGTCTA